TGCCTTGCCTCTAAGGCCAAGAGATGCTGCTGTGTCAGGCATTAGTTGCATAATCCCTTGTGCCCCAACTGGTGATACTGCTTTAGGATCAAAACCGCTTTCAGTCTGAATTATAGCATTAATAATATTTGGATCAACCTCATATTTATCACTATAATAATTAACAGCATTGTTAATCTCTTCACCTTGTAGCACTTCTTTCCTTTGTTCAAGCTCACTGTGATATTTCTTACTTGCTGCTATAGCTTCTGTCCTTGCAGCCTTAACCTCAGCCGGATTAGTAGAGTTAAGCCCTGGAAGATCAATCCCTAATGCTTTCATTGTCATAAACATTTCTTTATTATTCGCTGCACCAGAAGTAATCCTACTTACTTTGACCTTATTTGATGCAATATTCTTTG